ATGGCTTGATGAACCTCTCGACGAACTTCTTCTCACCCTCACCACCGTGTGGACGGCAGTAGGTCAGCATTGCTTGTAAGCGTTTCATACTCATTCTCCTTAAGCTACTTGCTGTGCCGCAACTACCGGCGTCTGGTCGTTCTGAATCTCATCATCCTTGTGGAAGTAAACAGTCCTCATCACCGCATTGTCCTCGTGTATCACGCGTCCGTCGTGCGTAGTCACGGTGTCACCCTTGGCAGCATACGAGTTGCCATCGCTGTCCTCCACATCCAACTGCACCGCCCTGTCGGTACACACCAGACCTATGCTCGTTGACACCATGTCACCCTCCGCATACCAATCCCCGGACTTCTCGCACTGATACACGCCCCTGTCGTTAGCGTATTCCTCGACATAGTGCTCGCCATCGCTCTCGCAATAGATACAGTCGTCGTTGTCATACCAATCTCTATGCCCACGCCGTCCGATAGCGTGTGTATAGTTGTTGTCGCGGCAATCCTCGCACACCGTGCGCTCACCGTAAGGTATGTAGCAACTCTCGTCCTCGTGCATGGTGTCCGCGCAGTCATCGCAAGTCTGCATGTCCTCCTCGGACACATACCCGTTCTGCTGCTGCCCATCCATCCCACTGTCACCCACCCGCAGATACTCCCGCCCCTCCACATACACGACGGTCAAGTGGGTGTAGCTACCCCTGTTGCCGCTGTCCAGATACGGGCACGTATACCTGTCGCTGTCCCCTTCATACTCAATAGAGTTCAGCAGCACACCCTTCAGGTTGCCATGCTCATACCCTGCCGCCTCCAGTGCTGACACCATCGCCGTGTGCAGCTTCTGGTTCTCGTCGCTGTTCGTGTTGGGGTAGGCGCGGATGTATTGCTTCGGCTCGGTATCCTCCCTCACGATAGCGCGTGTCACTATCTCAGTCCCCTTCATCTGGTAAGCCAGACGCAACACACTCTTACGGTGTGCATACACCTGCACCTCATCGTGTCCCTTCATGCACGAGTCGCAGCCGTTGTTGTAGACCCGCACCCACCCGTCGCTGTCGTCATGCTCGATGAACTGCAACGGGCTGAGCGGCATACCAGCAGCAGCCACCTTGTCTGCCCACACCTTGATGGTGCGCTCCTCCAGCTTGCCGCTGAAGAACCGCGACAGATACCGCCCCGGCTTCATCACCGTGAACTTGTCAGCCATCAGCTTGGCAGGGGACTCAGCGAACGCAACCATGCCGAGGTTCGCTTCCTCCCTCGGCAGGTGCAGTGAGTGCAGCAACCGAAGCGGGCTGTTCCTGAACCAGAACTCCTGCCCCCAAGCAACCGACTCCCAATACCCACTGTCAAACCGCGCTTCGTCGCGCTCGATAGCTATCGCCATCTCCTCACCCAAGAGGGACTTGAGCAGCCCGTCCAGCATACTCACGCCGTAGTTACGCACGGATGTTGCCAACGCTGACCGCCCATATATCTCCGTTACCATCTCGACGACGGCAAGCGGTATGAGGGGCTTGTGCTTCATCACCCCGGACTTGGCTATCTCCAAGCCCAGCAGTCGAGCGTCCGTCCGGTTCTCCTTGAGGTCATACTCGCGTTGCAGAAACTGCCCGATGGGGCTGCGCTTTGGCTCCGTGTATCTCAGATGCTTTCTCATTTCACTTCTCCTTGGTTGTTGTTTGCTTCATCTTCATCTACATACTCTTCGTTAAAGTCACAGTTACCCATACCCTCTGGGAACCACTCGCTCGGCCCCTTGCGCACCACAATCTCCCCGCAGTAGTGGTAGTTGTGGTGCTCTTGGGAGTACCGCCCAAACCGGTCGTCATACGTCATCACCTCGTAGTCCGTTCCGTCCGGTATCTCCACAACGACAAGCCCTTGCAGCTTGCCCTCTTCCACCAACTGCACCAGCACGGGGTGCGTTCGGAACTGCGCATTGTCCACACCAACCAACCTTATCTCGGCCTCGCTCAACCTCAGGAAATTGCTTCTCGTATTGACGACGACTTTCATTTCACACCTCCCTGTAAAAAGTTGTGTAGTAAATCCTTGCGTATCTCTGACTCTCGTTATCAAAAAGAAACGCCTTCCGCGCCTCCGTTTCGGCTTGCATCTTGGTTTCGTAATACACACCTACGATGCCCTTCACATACCAAAGGTCTACTACAATCATGTCGGCACTACGCAACAGCACCCTCTTGTCTAAGCGCGAAGACCTGTCGCTTAGTAGCGGCAACTCAAAGACGCTAGTGTCAAGGTAGTCCTCACTGGGCTGCGATTCACCGTGCTCACACCAATACCTCAGCGCAACCACCGCCATAACGGGGTCGTCACCCTCGTAGTTCAACTCCGTTCGATTGAAGCAGGTTCTGCCGCCCCAGTTAGGGCAAGCTTCCAGCGGCACCTCTGTGAACCGCCAGTCCTCGCCGTCCCATACTGCTTGCGTCTTTGCCCAATCCGAATTACTCATGTCGTTTCTCCTTGGTTAGTTATAGATGCTGGCACGGTGCCAGCGCGGGATGCGCTTGATGGTGATGCGGGTGTTGTCGGGGCTGCGGCTGTGGATGAAGTGCGCCTCGTTGCGGTGTTGCCCTGCCGTGAACGCGACAGGTGCCGGTCGTTTCTTCTTGGTCATGTCATTTCCCCTTTTTGCTGTTGAGGATGGACAGTTCGATGAATTGCCCTGCTTGTGCGAGGTGTTGACAAGCTATTACGTAATAGGCTGTCGCTGCCGGTGAAAGATTGTCAGCAACCTCCGCGCACAGCACACCGTAGTGTGCTGTGCGTACTACCTCCTTAACATCTTTAAGCGTCTGCATTGTTGTTTCTCCTTGGTTAAGGGCAATCGCGCCCACAGTGCGCCCTGTCACGGCGCACGAGTGCGGGACTACTCGCCCCACTTGTTGGGCGTCTCGGCGGTATACGCCGAATCCACCTCAACCCCGTCGACAACGAGCACCCATGTGCCCTCGCTGCGTGGCGCGTTCTGCCACATATCCAGCACCTGCGTTAAGCAGGTCGCCTCGCGGTGTGCGCCCGTCTCTGCGTGATACATTCCAAATCGCATTGTGTTTCTCCTATTTCTGCGTCAGTCGGTCGAGCGCAGCCTGAAGTGCCACCGCCATCTGCGCGTTGTGGTTGAGTAGTGCGTATGCAATTGCTTCCTGCAATGTCTTGATGCCCATTGTGTTTCTCCTTGGTTAGTTATGCTGCGGTGCGGTTGCACCAGAGAGCGCACAAACTCAAGTAAATTTTTTACTTGAGTGGGGATGCCAGTTTTTATGCGCTCTCGGGTGCGCCCTGCGGTAGTTTGCAAGGCGCAGTAGTTAATAGGTGTTACGTAGTCTGTTTTGATATGGCTCGTTGTTTGGAGCCTTGCAGGGGATAGACGGCGGGAGCCTGTCACGCTACACCGCCCAAGACCTCGACCACCGACCTTGCGCTATGCCTACCCTACTGCTCCCAACACAACAGACTCCTGTCGCGCTTGCTTGTCCTCATGTCCTGCATCTCCGGTCATTGCCAAGCTGGTTGGCTTGCTGCTCTTACCAGCTATCTACGTGACCCGTTTCGTTTAGGTTGCTATGCCATCAGGCGTATGCCTGACGTTGCCTTGCTCGGCGCAGGGAGTTCCATCAAAACCACGTTGGAGACGTTGCTTAACAGATGTTTCTTAACGTGAGGACTCGGCACCCACTTCAGAAGTGGTTGCGTTGGGTGATACGTCCGAATTTTTAAAGAGCGTAATCTGAAGTAAAAGTTTTACTTGAGATGCAGAGCCAAATGCCTGCGGTTTCCTACTTTTTTCTTTTTATTTCTATTATATCACTAAAAAGCAGCTAAGTCAAATATTTTACTCTCTACAGCTATTTATTTCTTCTTTATAATCAATAATGTGTCTCTGTGGTCTAAGAATCTACGCGAGAAGGAACGAGGAGAGGCGTTGATTTGCAAGGGGGAAAGGGGGGCTTGTGGCAATGTTCCTCTTTTTTTTAAGGTTATCGGCTTGGCGAGGGCTATAAACTTTACTCTTACTCTTGGGGTTAAAAAAACCGACCCCCTCTATTTTTAATCAAGAGTAAGAGTAAAGAAAAAATCTATAAATGCCAGACACCCTATATATGGATGGAACATTGGAACATTGGGTATTAAAAGGCTCTTTCTTATATATATATATATATTATATTATTATTATTATTATAATAAACAAAGAGTTGCAGAAACAACCTCCAGAGTAAAGCATACACTTAGCTGTGTTCCTTAAAGTGGAACATTGCGGAACATTGAGGAACAAACCCCCCCCCGCCCATAAAGCCCTGCATTTCAGGTAAATTTTTTACTTGAGATGGACGCCTAGCAGGGCAGGGCGGTATGCCAGTTCCTCTACATCTCAAGTAAAACTTTTACTTGAGATTCCTGCTGGGTTTTGCCGCCCTGAGTTCCCCCCACGGCGCAACGAGTCACTCGCCCGCCCGCCCGCCCGCCCGCCCGCCCCCATAGAACTGGCATCGCGGGGGCGCGATGCCCAAGCCCCCCTCTCCCCCGCCTCGGTCGGTCGGCTGCCCTGCGAACGCAGGACAAAAAAAAGCCCCACGCCCGGAGGCGTGAGGCTAGGTGGTTACTTCTTGTTGCAAAGGTCGATGCCTTGCTGAACCCACGCGGCAAATTCTGCCCCATGCGGCCATTCTGCCATTTTGACTTTCGGCAGATACATCTCAAGCGCACCTTTCAGCGTAGCTACGCTGAACACCGTCACGCCTGTTGCTACGCTTGGCGTTTTCGGTTTACTACCTTCGCGTATTTGCTTCAACGTCGCGGTCGCAGTTGTCAACTGTTGGTAACGCGAATACGCAACTGTGTCCGCAATTTTTAGTTCTGTAAGGGAAAGTAATTTTCCCTTAACAGTGCGAAGCGAAGTACGATGTGCGCCAAGTTTCACTTCCCTTGCGGCATCGTCCAACCCTGCGATAAATCGGCCAGTAACAACTACTGCCGCTCTCTTACCTTCGCCTGCAAAACTCAACACAAGGTTGAGTTGGTCGCCGGTAGGATTGACCGCTTCCAATGCCAACACCAATTCACTTTTTACTACAGGCACTACAGGCTTTTTAGCCATGATGTTTCCCCGTGTAGGCCAGAACCTTGAGAGAGGTTTACTGTCTACAGTTCCCATTCTACACTCACCCTATGAGATGTCAATAGGTAGTAAGTAAAAAATTTACTTTAAATACAGCGGTTTAGCCCTACCCCTTCCCTGCGACCCCACCCCCACCCCATGCACCCAAATGGCTTTCGGAGTCCCGTCCGTCAGCTAAATGCTGTGTTTTACATAAATTACACCCCAACTTTTACATTTTCCCTATAAGTTAGTGCTCACTAACCTAGAAACCCACCCCCTTCTTTTTTCCCTACCTCCCACACCCCCACCCCCTTCCGTATAAAAACCCACCCCTTGTAAAAATTTACCTCCCCCCTTTAGAAACCACCCCCCTTGTAAAAATTTACCTCCCCGCTATACTAGGATATGCAAATTACGCCTGAAGCGCATATACCTATTACCAGCTTTCCTATCTCCGAACTCCCTTTATTGGAACGTGCTCGTCTTGCCTGTAACACGATAAAGGCGATCTTTCCAGACGACACCGGGGAGCCTACTGAAGAGGAGAAGGAGATAGCGCAAGAGGCTTTTGCTGCCCTAACGACGGCAAAGACCCCTATGTTTGCCCCTGCGGTTGCCGCCACCTACCCCAATGCCTCCATGCGTCACTTGGAGAACATGCTGTCCGAGTATGAACACGAGTTGATAAATAGCGCCGTGCGTATTCGGGAGTTCACCAAGAATAAGCTGTTGCTTGAGGCAGAGAACCCGGACGGCAGGATACGGATACGGGCTTTAGAGCTTCTGGGTAAGATGAAAGATGTGGGCTTGTTCACTGATCGCATTGAAATTACTCATAAAACCAAGACAGACGACGAACTAAATGCAGAGTTAAGCCTGAAGATAGAGAAATACATGGGCACAGTGGAGCAGGAGGAGCCAGAGGACGTAGAAGAGGTGCAAGAGTCCCCGGAAGCACCGGAACCCTCTAAAGATGCCCCTAATTTGAGTGCTTTGATCTACTCCCTATGACCCCGGAAACCCTGTCGCACATCCAGAAGAACCTATATAGGCTTTCTCCTACACAAAAAGAGGAAGTATTGGTTCTTTTGGATGAAATGGAGCGTAGACGGGCTATAAAAGCGGCAAAAGTAACCCTTTTAGAGTTTATAAAGTTTATAGACCCTACTTATAAGGTAGGTGCCCACCACAGACGGCTTGCTGCGCTGCTGGAAGACCTTGCAAACGGGGTAAAACACCGGATTGCGGTCAATATTGCCCCTAGATTTGGCAAAAGCTACCTTGTTTCTTTCTATTTTCCCGCTTGGTTCTTGGGTAATCATCCAGACCAGAAGGTGATGATGGTGTCCCACACGGCAGATTTGGCTATAGATTTTGGCCGGATGGTGCGGAATTTGATTGCAAGTGAGAAGTATCAGGCTGTTTTTGGGGGAAAGGGTGGAGTTGAGCTATCTCAGGATTCAAAGAGCGCGGGGCGGTGGCACACTAACCACGGCGGGGAGTATTTCGCAGTCGGTGTTGGCGGTGCAATCGCGGGGCGGGGTGCAGACTTGTTACTTATTGACGACCCCCACAACGAGCAGGACATCATCAACGGCAACCTTGACGTATTCGACAAAGCGTATGAATGGTTCACTACTGGAGCCAGAACGCGGTTGATGCCGGGGGGACGGGTGGCTATCGTCCAGACACGCTGGGCACTTAACGACCTGACGGGGCGGGTTGTCAAAGACATGGTGATGAATGAGGAGGCTGACCAGTATGAGGTAGTGGAGTTTCCAGCCATTCTGGAGAAGGAGATTACGGACGAAGAAGGCAACATCGAGATAGTCCAGAAGTCCTTATGGCCTGACCAATGGCCTCTGGAAGACCTCCTTAAGACCAAAGCCTCCATGCCGGTCTACCAGTGGAACGCTCAGTATCAGCAGAACCCCACATCGGAAGAAGGTGCCATCGTCAAGCGGGAGTGGTGGCGGGTCTGGGACAGGGAGACTCCCCCGAAATGCAACTTTATTATCCAGACTTGGGATACCGCTTTTGAGAAACACAACCGTGCTGACTATAGCGCCTGTACGACGTGGGGGGTCTGGTGGCCTGAGGGTGAGCCGGATAAGCCCCATCTGGGTGGGGCAAATATAATACTGTTAGACTCTTTCCGGGATAGGATGGAGTTTCCTGAGTTAAAGCGAGTTGCCTTTGACCATTACAACTTGTGGAAGCCGGATGCCTTTATTGTGGAGAAGAAGGCGTCTGGTGCGCCCCTTATATACGAACTTCGTGCGATGGGTATAATCGTGCAGGAATTTACCCCTAGTAAGGGTAACGACAAGATAAGCCGGTTGAACTCTGTTTCGGATATGTTTGCCTCACGGATTGTGTGGGCACCGCAGACACGCTGGGCTGAAGAGGTGGTGGATGAGGTTGCTTCGTTCCCTGCGGGGGAGCATGACGACTTGGTAGATGCAACAACACTTGCTTTGATGCGATTCAGGCAGGGTGGGTTTCTGCGGTTGGACTCGGATGAAAAAGACCCGATCAAGTATTTTAAGTCCAAGCGTCATGCAGGATATTACTAAAGGATAGAACATGGCAACCAACGTGGACAAGTCGATATACGCAGCCCCGCAAGGGTTAGAGGCACTTACCCAGCAAGAAGACCCGCAGGGCATAGAGATTGAGATTGAGAACCCGGATGCTGTCCGTATTGGTATAGACGGGATGGAGATTGAGATTGAGCCGGGGCGGGAAATTAGCGATGATATCAACGCTAACCTTGCGGAAGACATGGACGAGCGGGAGTTGCAATCACTTAGCTCTGAGTTGGTTGAGGATTACGAAGCGGACTCAATGAGCCGCAAGGATTGGATTGATACCTACATCAAGGGGCTTAAGCTTCTGGGTATTAAGTATGAGGCACGTACGGAGCCGTGGGCGGGGGCGTGTGGTGTGTTTCACCCCCTTCTAATGGAGAGCGCGGTTAAGTTTCAGTCCGAGACAATCATGGAGACCTTCCCCGCTGCGGGGCCGGTAAAGACGGCTGTGCTGGGCAAGGACACTAAAGAGAAAGCCGACGCAGCTATCCGTGTTTCTGAAGATATGAACTACGAGTTGACTGAGCGGATGATTGAGTATCGCCCGGAGCATGAGCGGCTCTTGTTCTCACTCTGTTTGGCGGGTAACGCATTCAAGAAGATTTACTTTGACCCTTCCCTGAATAGGCAGACAGCCGTGTTTATCCCGGCAGAAGACATCATTGTGCCCTATGGTGCAACGAATCTGGAGCAAGCCGAGCGGGTTACGCACCGGATGCGTAAGACCCCGAATGAAATTCTACGGTTGCAGGATGCAGGGTTTTATCGGGATATTGATCTGGGGGAACCTACCCAGATTATTGATGAGGTAGAGAAACAAAAAGCACAGGAGCAGGGGTTGTCGGCTACGGTTGATGACCGCTTCCAGTTGCTTGAGATGCACGTTGACTTGGACTTAACCGGGTACGAGGACGTAGATGAGGACGGGGAGCCTACGGGGATTGCCTTGCCGTTTGTGGTTACTCTGGAGAAGGGCACGGGGGAAGTTCTTGCCATCCGGCGTAACTGGAGGGAAGAGGACAAGCTCAAACTTAAACGCCAGCATTTTGTGCATTACTCCTATGTGCCGGGGTTTGGGTTCTACGCATTTGGGTTAATCCATATGGTTGGGGGTCACGCAACTTCCAGCACTTCACTATTGCGGCAGCTTGTGGATGCAGGGACGCTGGCTAACCTTCCGGGTGGACTGAAGACTCGCGGGCTACGCATCAAGGGTGATGACACCCCGATAACCCCCGGCGAGTTTAAGGACGTAGACATCCCCGGTGGTGTGCTTAAAGACAACATCATGCTGCTCCCCTATAAGGAGCCGAGCCAGACCTTGGTGATGCTGCTTAACCAGATCGTTGAAGACGGACGTAGGTTTGCTGCGGTAGCAGACTTGAAGACAAGCGATATGTCCTCACAGTCCCCGGTTGGGACTACATTAGCTATTTTGGAGCGGATGCTGAAGGTGATGTCCGCTGTTCAGGCACGGATTCACTACACGATGAAGCAGGAGTTCAAGCTTCTGCGGGACATTATTCGGGACAATACCCCCGAGGATTATGACTACGAGCCGGAAATTGGCAGTCGCAAGGCCAAGCAGTCTGACTACGATATGTGTTCCGTGCTGCCGGTATCCGACCCCAATGCATCTACGATGGCACAGAAGGTTGTGCAGTATCAGGCAGTCATGCAGTTGGCAAAAGATGCACCCCAGTTATATAACCTCCCCCTCCTGCATCGTCAGGTCATTGAGACGCTAGGTGTCAAGAATGCGGAAAAATTAGTGCCGATTGACGACGACCAGAAACCGGTTGACCCAGTGTCTGAGAACATGAACATCATGACGGGTAAACCGGTAAAGGCGTTTATCTACCAGAACCATGAGGCGCATATCGGTGTTCATATGGCAGCTATGAACGACCCCAAGATAGCGCAGTTGATGGGGCAAAACCCAATGGCACAGCAGATGCACGCTGCGGCGATGGCCCATATTTCGGAACACGTTGCGTTTCAATACCGTAAAGAGATTGAGAAGCAACTGGGTGCCGACATGCCGTCAACGGAAGAGAAGCTGTCTCCCGAAGTGGAAGTTCAGCTTTCGACCCTTGTTGCACAGGCTGCGGAACAACTGTTGAAGAAGAACTCTGCGGAAGCTGCACAACAGAAGATTCAACAAGCACAGCAAGACCCGTTGATCCAGATGCAACAGCAAGAGTTGCAGATAAAAGCTCAAGCTATGCAGCAAGGTTTTCAGATTGACCAGATGGAAGCGCAACGTAAGGCTAAGAAAGACCTTATGGACGCAGCAGCTAAAGCAGACGATATACGGCTTAAAGAAGAAGCCTTACGGAGTAAGAATGAGTATGACGGTGCCCGGCTAGGTGCGGACACCGCTAAGACTAGGGATGCGGCACGACGGCAAGACGAGAAGGACGGTATGCGTGTAGGTATGGAAGTTGCCAGACACAAACTGGAAATGGTGAAGTCTGAAAAAAGTAAAGAACCACCGATACCCAAAACTGAACCCCCTAAAGGAGCCTGATGCAAGTCGATTCAGAATCACTACGCCAGATAGTTTCAAAATACGAAGAGGAGCAGGGGAGCCTGTCTACGTTCCTTGCGGGCGGTAACGCTAAAAGTTACGAGCAATACCGTGAAATTTGTGGGCAGATACGGGGGCTGCAAATGGCTGTCGCTATGCTCAAAGACCTTACGAAATTACCTGAGGACGACGATGACTGAAGTTACGGAAGTAAATGACGAGCAAAAAGCAACTCAACTGCCTGAGCCTAAGGGTTTTAAGATTCTCTGCGCGTTACCCGAGATTGAAAGCAAGTTTGATAACGGGATTCTGAAAGCCGAGGCTACGGTAAACATTGAAACACATAGCACGGTAGTTCTTTTTGTAGTCAAGCTGGGCGACACGGCTTACACCGATAAAGACCGGTTCCCCACAGGGCCGTGGTGTAAGGAGGGTGATTTTGTCCTTACTCGCGCATACGCAGGAACACGCCTTAAGATTCATGGGCGGGAATTTCGCCTTATAAACGACGATACGGTAGAGGCAGTTGTGCAAGACCCACGCGGTATAACGAGAGCATAGGGAGGACGGTATGGAAGAAATGACCACACTGGATTTGGAAAAAACCATTCCAATTGAACCCGCAATAGAGGTAGAAGAGGAAGCTCCTGAGATTGAGATTGTTGATGATGCCCCACCACAAGACCAGAAAAGGCAAAATCTCCCGCAAAAGCAAGTTGAGGAGCTTGAGAACGACGACCTAGCTGAGTATTCCGAACAAGCTAAAAACCGCTTGGGGCAGCTTAAAAAAGTCTGGCACGATGAGCGTAGGGCAAAAGAGGCGGCTACTCGGGAACGGGAAGAAGCCATTAACTACGCCCGTGTTAAAGATAATGAAATCAAAGAGTTATACAAAAAAATTAACCACGGGGAGAAGGTGTTTGTTACCGAAATCTCCAAGTCTGCCACCATTGAAGTTGGTGCGGCTAAAGAGCAACTGAAGAAGGCGTATGAGGCGGGGGATGCAGATTTGATTGCAGACGCCCAAGAAGCCCTAACAGACGCAAAGTTTAAACTCCGCGATATACAATCTATAAGACCCTCTTTACAAGAAGAAAGTTTAAGCGTAGAACCAGTAAGACAGACTCAAGCTCCCGCACCCGACCAGAAAGCCGAAACGTGGCGTTCGCGGAATACGTGGTTTGGAGTTGACGAGGAAATGACCAGCCTCGCATTGGGTCTACATGAAAAACTGGTTCGCTCGGGTATCGACCCGCGTAGCGACGACTACTACGAAAAAGTAGACGCCACTATGAAAAAACGGTTCCCTGAACAGTTCGATGGTGTTGAGGAAACCGCAGAATCAGAAAAACCCGCTGTACGCGCAAAACCAGCCACTGTCGTAGCGCCTGTAACACGGACTACCGCACCTAAACGGATAAGGTTGACGGCATCCGCGTTGGCAATTGCGAAACGCATGGGTGTTTCCCCCGAGGCTTACGCTCGTGAAATGATGAAATTGGAGAACAAAAATGGCTGAAAATCGTATGCAGAGGGACTTAGATACTAGGGAACAAGCTTCCCGGAGCAAATCATGGCAACCTTCTTCGGTCTTGCCAGAAGTGGCGGAACGTAAGGGCTGGGCACATCGGTGGATTCGTACCAGCTTTATAGGTAAGGTCGATAATGTAAACGTCTCTAGCGCCTTTAGGGAAGGTTGGGAGCCTGTCAAAGTAGAAGACTACCCAGAACTTCATGTCCGTTCAGATCGTAATTCCGAATTTACGGGGAATATCGAGATTGGTGGGCTGCTCCTGTGCAAGAGACCAGAAGAAGTGTCCATCCAACGTGCTGCACACTACGCGAATAAATCCGCAGAACAGATGCTTGCTGTGGATAGTCACTTAATGAAGCAGAACGATCCTCGTATGCCGCTTTTTAAAGAAAGTCGGACATCGGTGACGTTTGGCAGCGGCAAAAAATAACGTAACATTTAAACAACTTTTAGGAGTTTTACATGGCTTATCCTACTGTTTCAGCCGCTTACGGGTTTCGTCCCGTAAATCTGCTAGGGGGGCAAGTTTACGCTGGCTCCACGCGGCAGATGGCTATTGCGTCTGGTCACGCTACCAATATTTTCTTTGGAGATTGCGTGATCATGTCCACCAATGGCTGCATTAACAACAACACCGTTACCAATACTGGAACGGCAATTGTTGGTATTTTCATGGGTTGCAGCTACATCAATTCGTCTGGGCAGCGCGTATACGGGCAATACTATCCGGCTACGATTACCCAAACTGTTGATAGCGCAAACGGCACTATTGCCTACATTGCTGACGATCCTGATCTGGTGATGAAAGTGGCAATTCAATCCGCCGCTGATGCCGCTCCGTCTGCTAGTCAGGCGAACCGTGCTGCCCTAGTGGGTGGGAACGTCGATATCGTCTACCAAACAGTCACAGGCAGCACGACTACTGGCGATGGTACGCAAGGCGTTAAAAATGCTGGTGTGGCCTCCGCTACGCTTCCTGTAAAAATCATCGACGTTGTTCCCGATACCGCGCCAGCTACTGGTTCGTTCGTGGAAGTTTTGGTTTCTTGGAACCAATTCGCCCA